CACCTACAGGTCCTAATAGATTTAATGTTAAATCTTTTTTGTAGAAATCTGAGTATCCTGCTCTTCCTGTTACGGATTCATAAGATAAACGAGCCCAGTCCATTACTGCTTGTGCTCCAGAAGGTGTTATAGGATCATATAATGTCATGTCCATGTTATTCCAAGATCTTTTTCCTCGGATTTTTCTATATGTGTTGATATGATCAAGCTTCACCTCTTCATCCTCAAATGAAGGTGCAGTTACAGATTTTATCATGAAAGATGGAATTCCATCTACATACATGACAAACCTATTCTGTACCTTAGGTTCAAAGGCTTTAAACATTATTTCGTTTGGATCTAATACTGCCATTTTATTTTCGTTTATTATAAATATTCACGTTTTAAATTATCCTGCAAAAGTTGCTCCACCTGGCTCAACTGTAAAGTCAAGTACGATGTATTCTACTGTCTTAGCTGGTTGGATAAATATCTGACCTACTAATTGGTTTCTGTCAACTACGTCTGCAGTGTTGTTTGTGTCATCCATTACTACTCTGAAAGCGTAAAGACCTTGTCTTTGTACTACTGATTCTAAGTAAGGATTAACTTGCGATAAGAAAGCGTTTCTAGTTTGGATAGTATTCTGTTCGAATATTAAAGTTTTAGAAACATCTCCTACAAATTTCTTAAGTGAAATTAATAGTCTTCTCACGTTTACTCTATCAAGAGCTGATTTTTTCTTTTGTAAGGTCTTTTGACCGAATACTGAAATTCCAGATCCTGGGAACGTTGCAATTGGGTTAATGTTATTTGTGTAAAGAGTATCTCTTTGAGTTCTCGTTAACTTTCTTTCTGCTTGTATAACATTTCCAATACCTCCTCTAGTAAGACCTGCTGGTGCGAACCAAGGTGCTGCTGCTCCATCTGTAAAGGCATATACTCCTGGAATAACTGTCGAAGCAGGTATCCATACGTTTCTACCAGACTCAGATTGAGTCTGTAACCAAGGCCAGTAAGTAGCTGCATACGAACTATTAATTGTATTTGCTGCTGCTGTTGCATTGGATACTGTTGCTCCATATTGCTCTACATCTACTACTGCGATACAATCTCCTCTTGTCTCTGCTAAAGAGATAATAGAATCAATCGGTGCTTTGTGAGTAGCGAAGTCATATATTAAACCTGGTGCTGATATAACGTTAAATACGTATTCGTCTTTGTTGTTTAATATTGAAATAGCATCTGTATAGTCAGAACCTATTAATCCTTGAGTATCTAGATTAGTTATATCTCCATTAAATTTCATTGCTCTTGTAGTAGAAGCTTCTAAACCAGTTGCTCCAAAGAAAGAACCAGAAGATACAGCTGGTAGTGACCCTGAATAAGAAGTACCATTTGCTGATGCTCTTACTGTTAGTCCGTCATTACCTAAGTAATCTATTGTCTTGTTTGCTACAGAAGCGACTCTAATATAATTTGATCTTTTAACATATTCTCCTGATGATATTACATAAGTAGCACCGTCTCCATCTGTTGTCTTAGATAGTGTTTGGTTACCAATTTGTCTTTCTATGTAATTAGAAGAATTCGGGTCTAAAGAAACGTTATTAAAAGTTTCTAGTACAATTTTATTTTTTGTATTATCGTCTCCACGTCTAATTATAAGGCTAAATTCACCTGTATTAGTATTAACGTTAGATACTTCCCATCTTAGGTTGTCAGCTGAACCAGTTACTAATGAACCATCACTATTCTGGTGAGTTGTTCCTGTTCCTGCTTCTGCATTGTAAATTGTACCTCTACCTAGAGTAGTTAAGGTAAAAGGGTTAGTAATTGATGCTGTCTGTGCTGTTATAGTAGTATTGGTTGCTGATGTAAATGAACCAGTTACTACTCTAGTAATTAACGCTGTGTTACCGCCTTGGTTAAAATAAGATTTAACTGCAATTGAAGTAAGGTATTCGTAGTTATTAGAGCCAGATTTAAGAGTCGTACCAAAAAGTCTTTGGTATTGACCGTATGATGTTACAAGTGTAGGAACTTCTACGGGTCCTTTTACCGATGGACCAATGAACGCTGCTCCAGCTTCTACTGGGGATGGTGCGATAAATGATACATCGTTTTCGCGTGCTAGTACACCTGGTGAGATTAATGCTTCTGCCATGTTTTGTATGTTAAAATTATGAGTCTATTATAAATATCGTCTATATATCGAAAACAGCCTAAAATAACTAATGACTCTTTTACTAATATAAATATGTTTTAATTAGCGTAAAAGTTACTCAATAGTATTATATTTTCCATTCTCTAAATCTAACTGTCCTTTACCGTAAGTCGATTCTAGTAATTCAGCTAATTCCACCTCTTTATTCTTTAAGTGCTTGTGTATATTTTCAGCTTGTTCTTTTCTTTCTTTTAGTGTAATTTCCTGTACGTATAGGTTACCGAAATCTTGTTGTAATTTTCCTTGATCTATCTGTAATTGTTTGATTTGTGCTATTATTGGTTTACTTACTATAAAATCCGGCATTGTTTATTAATTTAAATTGGTTTAAAACTCTTTTGTTATTTAACATTGGTTGCTATGGTAGTGTTCTTCTTTATCTTCTGTTAAGATAGGATTGAACCAGAAGTCATATACTTTTGTTGCCCAGTGTTTATGTGCTTTTTCATCGTAGTGATGATCTTTTGCATGTTCAGAAATCTTCATATCTGGGTTTTGTTTCATATATCCATAAAAAGACCTATCGTGATCTAAAAATGCATAGTGGTATTTACTATCTTCTCTATACATCCTTAATAGGTTTTTATAAGTTTTTCTAATCGGGTGGTCAGTATAGGCTTCAGGAATATAATCAAAACCGGGTAAACTATTTATAGTATTTCCATGATACTTTTGTATATTTAAACTTTTTAGCCAGTGATTCATACTTACTATCTTCTGTAGCATAATATAGTCACTGAATAAGTTATCAGATAACATAACTTTTGCTTTTTTTAATTCATTTAAATTTAGTTTATACTCAGGAGTTAAATTTTCTAAGCGATTAGTATCCAACGCAGGTGATAATGATATGAGTGAGTTATGTGGGTAAAGTTGATCCAGACCTTCAGGTTTACTTTCGTCTTTAGGAACGTATACTTCATACCTATCTACACCACTCCAAAATAATATTACAATAATATCTTCTGGTAGATATTTCGGTTTCCTAGATTCTGTATTTTTACCTTGTTCCGGTACTGAATCAAAATCTTTTTCTTCTCCTAGTATAACATTATCAATAATCCAATCTTGAGTGGTTCTGAAGATAGTGTCATTACTAGCGCCGGGTTGGGCAATATTTACTACCTCTTTTACTTTCATTAGGTCTCCTAAGTGTTTAGGCCATGCTCTGTGGTAACAATTTCCTTGATAAACATATTCCATTTCTGAGCCTGCAGTATGACTGCATCCATTTACTAATAAAATCTTATTCTTAAAATCCTTCATTTATTCTATTACGATATTAGGTAGTTCAATAGGCGGTACTCTACTCTGTGTTAATGTTACCGGTCTATCCTTTTTACGGTACATTTCATGTATTGTAGGTTTAGTAATTACTTTGTCTACTTCTACTGAGGTTATATTACCCTGAAGTTCAATAGTATCTTGAAAACTTAAATCTCCGTGTTCATTATCTCTTTCCCATTTAAGTATATCTTCCATTTTAGGAGTTTGTCCTTTATGTTTAAACTTATGATATAGGTTAAATTTAAATGTACCGTCTGATTCTACTCTAACTTCCATACTACTTGCATAATTTGTTGCAATACTCCCCCAAGACATAATATCTTTTTCTGGTTCAAAATTTATTACCAGTTCAAAAGAGTTAAATATTCGGTAAAGACCATATATAACTGAAAAGTATTCATTAGAAAGGTAAAGACTCTGAGCTGAGTATGATGGAACTTCTTTAATAAGAGCAAAATTTAAGTTGTCCTCTTGGGGAATATAATCTGGATGTTCAAAGTTTCCTAAGGTCTTAAAGGTGTAGCAATCTTGGATATCACCATGCCTTTGAGAATTACTTACTTTGCTTTCAGTAAATGCATTGAGGATTTCCATCCAGATATGAAACATTTTAACTCTTAAAAATCTTGTCATCTTAGTATTACGGTAACCTGTGGTATACCAATCCCCTAAAAATTGATTATCCCATACTTTCTCTTTCCAAGCTATATCGTAAATTGCAAACCTTTCCTGTAAGTCACTTAAAGTACTTGGGCCACATCCCATACCAGGTGATAGTTCATGTATACTGTTTCTTGTATTATATATTAGTATATTACTATGGTAGTAGTCAATGTACTCCTCTGTTGGGAAACCAATTAACCAGTTTACATGTGTAAATATAGTGCCGGTATTGTAAGTATCCCTAAGGTTATTTTCTATTTCCCATATTTGTATTTTCTTACGCATATCGTTTAAGACCTTCTGGCTGCCTGATTCTACTCCGTAGCTAAGTGCTGTACATCCAGATTTTGCTACCGTATCTAAAAACTCTTTATCCATTCTACCGTCACATCTGCTATAGCTATTCCACCCTATATTTAAATTATTAGCTATAATAAGATCGACTAACTGTCTAAAACTTTTAATATCTCCATTAACAAGACTGTCGACGAACCAAAAACGTTTAACACCGTAGTTCTCTACGTGGTGTTTCATTTCTTCAACTGTACGTTCTGGTGCCATTGATCTAAATTTCCAGAAATAAGTCTCTGCGCAGAAGCTACATTGAGCAACGCATCCTCTTGAGGTTTCTATGCTAATGCCGTCTTGATGTAGGTATGAAGTAAGGTCATAATCTTGAAAATCAGCATAAGCTTGATCATCAAGGCTGTGCTACCTATAGTTTTACCCATTAGTGGAAGGGTCTCTTTAAATACTTCATTATCTAAAAATTCTAAGAAACTTTCTTCTGATTCTCCTTTAAAGAAGTAACTAACGTACTTAGCAAATTGAGTTTTCATCATGTTCTCTTCTGTGGCTACTGCGGGTCCTCCTGCTATAATAATGACGTCTGGGTCTAATTCTTTTAATTTTTCTATTAGTACTAAACTAGCATTGGCATTAGTAGTATATAGACTAAGGCCTATCATAGTAGGTTTATCAGAAAGCATTTTAACTGCTGCTGCGTGTAGGTACTCCTCAATTTCTTTTAATAGGTATTCATTAAAAAACCATTTGTCTTCCCAAAAGAAAAACTTCTCTGAAGCCCAGTAGTCTTGACCTGTTCTTTTGAGTAAGTTATGATATAACTGTACATTTAAGTCATATACCTTACATGCATACCCTCCTTTTCTTGCAGCTCCTACAATTTTAGAGAGTCCATATGGAGGAAAAATTACTCCCCAGGATGGGCAGATTGTAAAGACTAACCTTTCTTTACCGTTGCTTGGAGTAAAATCTCTGAGAGCTACAGGTTCTTCAAAATCGTGGTACTTTACATTACCGGGACGTCCAATATGAGCTGATGCATGCCCTAGAGAATCTTTTTTCTCTTTATCAACCTTCATTATGTGTTTAACTATAAGTTGATCCCTGTCTCCAGATAAATTTTCTAAAGCATTTGTTCTTTTTAGTTCGTTTTCATCAAAGACTGGTTCATCTAGATATTCAGATTCGGGAGTAAACCCTGTTAATATTGTATCGTGTGGTAGATGTCTTTGTAGTATATAGAAACTTTCTTTTAATTTTTTTCTTGTTACAAAGGTATTAGTAAAATCTGTAGCATAAATATTAGAAATATTAATAAATGCATTTTTACTTTCAATCTTACTAGTTAATTCTGTCGGGTCGTTAATTAGGTCGATCGTAGTAAATTCAACATTTGCTGCCCTAAAGGCTTTAAGGTACTCTACTGTCTTCTCTATACCTCCAAAATGTTTATAACTTTCGTTAATGTTATTATGGAAATCCTTAGTGAATGTTTCTTCTGGTAAGTATGCGAATACTTTCTTACCTGATATTTGAAATTGAGACCTATGTTCAAAAGTTCTAATTAGTTCCTCTATATCTGTTTCAGTAGAATTCTTTATTAATTTAATCCATTCTAAACTTTTACTGTTAAAATCGTAGATAATTAATTTTCCGTTTTCCCTTAAGAGGTTACTTTTAAATGGTTCTAAAAATTTTAATCCTGCTGCTGGAAGTACAATGGTATTGTAAGTCCTATCTGAGTGGTTATCAGATAGTACCATATTCTCTGAGTTTGTTAACCAGATTTGATCTTTAACATTAGACCCTAGAGAAAGAAGTTTTCTCTGGTTGATATTAAGTGAAGGATCTGTAGTCTTATTATTTAAGCATTCTAAAAATTTATCTGAATTGCTTTCAGGGTAGTAGTACGTTCTTTTATTTCTTATTTTTTGATTCCAATTCAGTACGTCAAAGTTATTTTTTATACTCTCACTCAGGATATTCCATCCCTGTTTGGAATGGGACTGTTTTTCTTCTTTACCTGTTCCCTTGATCCACAGAGGAGTGTAGTCATCATGAAAATTCTCTACACTTCTTTGTATAACAGGAAGTATACTGCTGTTCATACCCCATCCTCCGTAAAGAGGTTTATTACTTTTAGACCAATTCTCTGTATTAACTAACACAAATTGATGGTGTATTTCATACCAATGCTCTTTCCACTCTAAGATATGGCCTGCAACCATATAATTTGGATTATTGTTTATTTCATTATTTATATCAAATATTATAGTACTATCAAAAATTCTTGCTCCTGCTGCTATAAATAAGATATGGTCATACTTTTCATGTAGTCTCTGGAGTCCTATATCAATGCTTTGGTGAATTTCAATTTTAAAGGGAGTACTACAAATTGTATTCAGTCTTTTGATATAGAACTTAGTAAAATCAACCATTTTATCAGCTAGATCAAAATTAGTTAATGTATCTGCAGGGAAGATACAAATTCCTATCTTGTTTGTGTTTTCAAATGTATCTTTAATATAGTCCATTGAATGTTGTATTTACAGCTTCTGCCATAATATTAGGATTAACCTCCCCATGGAGTATTAAGTGTATTCTTTCTTGGTCTGTATTATTATATACTGCGTGTATGTTACCTATATCGGGGAATACACCTCTTCCTTTTTTAAAAGGTACAACTCCATAGTCTTCAAATACAAACTCACATCCTTCAGGATTGTTTAAAGCAATATTAAAAGGGCCGAATATTCTAGTTATACCGTCTTTATGTGGCATAATGTATCCTCCTGGTGCTAATTTCATTAACCTTACTCTTTCGTATGTTATAAAATTTAAGTTTTTAATAAACTGTGTTATTTTTGGTACATATTTACAGACATCTGTCCAAGTGTAATTAGCCTCCTCTATACTTTTAAATCCATATCTATCATAGTTCTCAGTTTTATCATAAGATATACCGTGTAGTGTACAAGATTCCCAACCTTGATGTGAGTAAGAACCTTTTGAATCTTTTGCTCTATGGCTTGTCCAGAATTTACTAGGTAGCTCTATTGCTTCCTTTTCTAAAACATCAAAGTCATCTTTGAAATCTAAAAAAGCATAGGGCCAGTCTGATTCCCATATATTATTGGGTATATGTTCAGGTCTCCATATTTTAGTATGGTTTTCAGTATAGAATTTACTAGACATCATATAATTTAATTTGTTTAATACCGGTTACTTTAGTCCAAACCTCTTTATTCCATTTTGTTTTAATATTTTCACTATCATCTAAATGCGGGTAAGAGGGACCTACAGGTAAATGCCATTTTTTCATATCTGGTTCATAATCGGTAAAGGTACTATCTAATATGATACGGCCTAACTTATATCTACCTAAAGATAATTTATAATAGTCTTCAATTGGTACTTTATCCTGTACTGATGGTTTTAATGTGAGGTACCATTTATAAAAACTCTCTCTTATAGAGTCCGACATATCTGGGCCAAAGTTTAACCAAGTCTCTGGAGCGAATCTTTCTTGAATTCTTATTTCATCTCGATCAATAACATCCCAGTCGTTTTCAGGTGCTACTGATAAGTAGTCTTTACCTAATGTGTTGTAACCTGTATAGAGTCCTCCCCATTCGAAACTATCACCTAAAAATAACTTATCTAGTAGGGTAACTGGTTCAAACTTACCTACTGGTAAAAAATCATATATGCAACTAAAGTTAGGAAATTTATGTTCATCACTATGAATAGCTGTTTCAATCATATGAATAAACTCATTTAAATTAAGAAAAGCTTCGTGTAGTTCCATACTCCAGTAGTAGTAGACTCCACTAACTTCATCTTTGCCTTTTTCTTGTAGTTCCTCTATCCTATCTCCGTATACCTCAAACTCTTCATGTAAAAAGTTTAAAACCGTATTATCCAGTTCTTCTACGTTTGTAAATATAGGTAATTTACTATCGTATTCTGAATTTAGAGTTGTGTAGTTCTTATTAATGAATACTAGTATTTCATTAATTTTTTCCATTAGTTTACCTATATTATCAAAATCGTTATTGGTAATTCTAGTTTTTATTTCTAAATCTTCCTCTAATGATTCTTGAGTCATTTTAAACCATCTATCCACAATAGGGTTATTTGGGAATAGGTAGTATGATAATATTAATGGAGAATTATCTTCGGTTTTAAATCTTATTTGTATAAACCTATTTGGCATAACTTTTAATTTTATTTAAGTTCTGAATGAAGTTTTGATTTTGAAATAAACATATCTGTAGCACAATGGCATATGTCTACATTACAGGTGACAGCTTTAGTTGGCCATTGGACCTCTTGAGGGTTATCTAAATGACCTATGATGCCACCTACTATACAGTTTCCTCGTTCTATATGACCAGTAGTACCTATAAAAAGACTTTCTAGACCTATATTACATTTCCAGCCATTAAAGTTTGTAAGTCCTTGATTTATCCATTCAACAGGACTAATATTATCAGTATCATAAGCTGTATCATTTTCATCAATTAAAAGAGCTTTCATCGCTGGACTAGAATCTACCTGAGTTTCCATTCTTCCAAACTGACTGCTTTTAATATCTCCAAACCATTCTAACTGCTCCGGTGAGTAATCAAAAGCATATTTAGCTACCCCTTTATATGGAGTAACTTTTACACTTTCATAAGAAATTGTAGGGTTTTTTGATAATCTTTTAATAAGAGCTTTTGATTTATCCCACAGTTTAGGGTCTGCATGCATCATAACTCTAACGGGTGAAGTACTTATAGGGTTTGTAGTTAATACTTTTTCTATAAATTCTTCATCGTTAGTATACTCCGGATGGTAAGAGTAAGCAATATAATTTAAGTCATGTGCTATTTTTTCCATATACTTAACGGGTTTTACTCCGTTAGTGGTTATACCCACGGTGTTTCCTGAGTCTTTAATCATTCGAATAAATTCTGGAAAGAAAGGAGACATGGTTGGTTCTCCTCCGGAAACACTCCAATGTGAAGATTTATACCTGTTTATTACCGTCCGAATAAACTTTTTAGCATTTAGCCAATCGTAGTTATGGTTAGTCCCTGCATAAAGTGATGGAAGGCAGTAGGTACATGCATTACTACATATATTATTCATCACCCAAGTGACCTGGAGGGTGCTAGGTTCTAAATTAACAATCTTCTTAAGGGGCTGTAATGCTGATTCTGTGGTTTTCATATATTATATATTAAGACTGTGGGCCGTGATCAACTTCTCTTCTTGCATCTTTAAATATTCCCATATCATCTAATTCTTTAAATGCTTCTTTTCTATTTAAATTTCTTAATTTATCTATATTTTCCAAGTAGTCATTAAATTGATTTAATAAGTGAGAATGGTCTTCCTCATTCATTAAAGCACAAAGTCCTTTTATACTATCTAAATTAATCCTATCTCCATAATCTAAGATAAAATTTTCTAATTTCCTAGTAATTTGTCTTTTTACTCTAGGAGGAAATATTTTTGGAGATAAGTATTGAGGGTAATGTAGTATACCTGTATGTATAATATCAGCTATATTATCTTTACTTTTGTAATCTGCGATCCTCGGTAAATCCATATCTAAAAGCCACTTAACAAACTCTGGTATATAGTATATATTTAAAGCTTGGACTGTGTATAATACTTTAAAGTGTATATTAGGTGGTGCATTATCATTGTACTTCTTTAAGTTACCCACTACGGTATCATGTAATGATGGGTACCTAACATATTTGTTAATTCTATCAATACCGTCAAAAGATAGAAATAAGTCTACCCTTTTAAAATGTTTCCATAGCTCTAATAATTCAGTATCGTAAATAGTTCCGTTAGTATGGTAATTTACTTTAATATTTTTAGCTGTTCCTCTCTTTACTAACTCTTTTATAATAGCTTTATGTTCTTTTATAAGTAGGGGTTCACCTCCAGCAAAAATCATCTGTCTCATTTCCCCACTTGCTTCGTAGAAACTTTCTAAAAACTTTGGATTTTTATACCATTCAAAAGAATCTCTATCTACTTTTTCTTTCGATTGCCATTCGTATTTAGCTCCGGTTTTAAGTGTACCCGATAATATTTGTGCTTCTTTATACCATTTACTACTATCTTGAGGTCTACACATTACACACGCTAGGTTACATGTATTTCCTAATCTAAAATCAACTGTATATACATCGTTATCTATACTGCCGTCTTCTTTTGTATCCTCTATTAAAGAATCTATGTGCTCCTGGCCAAGTGTGTCTCGCCAAAACCTATTTTCATGTAATCTATGACTTCTAAGTCCTGCTGCTTCTTCTTTATAGCATGCAGTACATGCGTGGAATTGCTTTCCTTCCTGTAGAGCTAATCGTGCGTCTTTAAAGTAGTCTGAGTTTCTAACTTCATCTACTGTCTGTGTATTAAGGTTTGTTTTCTCTCCACCGGGTTTAGCAATACAGCATAGCAGACCAGTACCATCGGTATAGGTAGCTAAATGAACCCAGGGGAGTATACAAAATGTTTGGTTTTTCATTATAGGACGCTTTTTACGTAATTTTTTTCTAAGTATGATGACAATTCAGGACATGCATCCGAAAATTTCTGTTTCCTGTGGTTATCTAGTGACTTAGTATATTTTAAAAACATATTAATTTTTTCTTTATTATGATCTCCTTGCTTTCCGAGAATATTTAGTGCTGTCTGTATACCTGCTTTAGTAGACCCGTGCATGTGAGTTTGATCTATTTTGTCCCATATATTCCATAACTTATCTCTGGCTTGCTTTCTTATTTCATAAGGAAGTATTTGTACATCTAGAATAGTAGGGTGAGTATTTAAAAGTACATCAATAAATACTTCCCTATGGTAGTTATATTTAACTTCTTCAACATATTTAACTACCTCTCCAATATTAAAAATATTATATGTCTGTAGTACAGGTGTAGCACCTAAATTTACATTAGGTAGTTTAGCATATTTTTCAAATACAGCTGATACTGCTGACCATTTAGCAGGGTATCTAATGTAGTCATTCATTGCTCCGTGGCCGTCTAAGCTACCGTTTATATCTACTTTATCAAATTGAGATATATAACTCAAGAACTTTTTATTCAAATTAGTACAGTTAGTATTAAAAAATAAGTGAATATCTTTTCTATCACGATCCAAAGCATACTTTAAAAATTCAGTATTACCTTTTATCATAGTTGGTTCTCCACCTGTAAAGTAAACCTTTTTTAAATCAGGAATATAAGAAATAATATCTGACCAAAATAAATCTGCTTCAAACCATTCTGATCTTTTTGCTATTTCTGGTGCTTTATTATTGTAGTCAAATTTAATAGCTTCTTGATAGTCTTCATCCTTATCCCAGAGTTCATACTGTTCTTTTTCTATCTGCGAAGAATTATAAGGGTTACACATTCTACATTTAAGATTACATAGAGTACCTAATTTCAAATCTAAGTAAACTGGATTATCAAATAAGTTATAGTTGTTCTCTATAGCTTGCTGCACTAATTTCCTCATCTGAGGTCTTCCTAGTTTGCCAAGCCATTCATCAGTCATATTCTGTCTAAATGATCTTTCTCCTACTTTTTCCTGGTAGTAGCAATGAGAACATCCTTCGTGTTCTTCGCCGTTAATTAACTTCTCTCGAACATCTCTAAAAGTTTGTTCATTCCATACTTGTTTTGGTGATTTTTTATCTAAAAAAACCTGTTTATCATCCTTATCTTTAATAGTGCCTCTCTGTATACAGCAGAACCTATAAGCTCCATCAGCGGCGGTTGTTAGGTTTACGAAAGGCATTGCACAAAACGTTTCAGAACCAAAATAACTTTTCTTCATATTAATAAATATCCTCTTAAAATTTAATGTTTAACATCTTAGCCCAAGGTGTTAATTTTTCTTCGTTTATGAATTCATATTTTAGCTGTTTAATACCGTCGCCCTTATAATTTATTTTACCTTGCTGCATTTCAAGTACATACCTACGTTCATTAGCTGCTGATGTTTCTCCTTTTTTAAATTTACCGTCTACTATACCTTCATCATCATGGGGTAAACATCTCATTTTACCATCTTTTCTATAAGGTAGTATAGAGTTAGGTACTTTTATATCCTCTTTTTTTAATTCAGCATTAAATACTTCTACGTCTTTTAGTCCTTCAGAGAAATCATAATCTAATATTAAATTATTTTCAGGTTTTATTTTATGTATGTTTTGTACCTCTTCTGGGGTTAGTGCTCGGTTCCAGGCAAATACTTTTGCTATATCTCCTTTAAAGTACTTGTACGTACTATCCTCAGGTTGAGAAGGAGATGTACCTAAATAGAAATTATTTGATCCGTAGCTTTTAAGTTTACCGTCGTATTTAAAAGGAGAATGACTTCCCTGTCCTGCTCTTGCATCGATTTCACTACCGTTTAAGTAAAAATGAGACATACGAGTTTCATCGTCTATTACTGCAGTAACCCAACTCCAATGTTTATCGTACCTTTTTACCCACATGTAATTATGTTTATTAAAAGAATTCCAATATGTTAAAGTTACAGCTTTAGAGTTATTAAACGAAATACCATAGTCATACCCCGGCAGTCTAAATATAGGGTATTCTATATAGTTAGCTTTACTATCTCCTATGAGAAAAACTTTATTTTTAACAGGTTGTTGAAAACTTCTAACAAGTACAGAAATTGTATGAGCTTTAGAGGTTAGTCCTTTATGCTCTCTTTTATAAGGTATTTTTGCGTAACTATTTTCTCCTGTGAATGAAAGATATGAGTTACCCTTTAAGTCTGCATCTAACCAGGTATCATTAGTAAGACCTTCTAGATGACATCTCCAAAACAAATCATCATCTTCCATACCCCAGTCCCAATATCCGTTAGAATATCCGTTAGTAGCTTCTAAATGTTCTTTTGTAAAAATTACTGCTCCTCCAAAATATTCATGGTACTTTAATTTATATCCCATTTGAGATATCTTAGTAGCTATATGTCTAGGTCCTTCTGTAGGGTAAGAATAATCAGATCCTTCTTCTGGTATCATATCTATATCGTGGAAAACTACATAATCGCACCCGTCTTCAATAGCATGTTTAGCAGCTATATTCTTAGTAGCACCTCTATTAAAAAGTTTATCATCTACCTGATGACAGAAGTACATCTGAAACTCTATTCCCTGTTCTTTTAAGTACTTTCCTACTTTAGGTACAAACTCATTAAGGTGTAGCTCTCTATTTCTGTATGGTACACAAACTCCTAACTTATGTTTCATTAGTTTACTAATATATGGTGATAATTATCTAAAGAATCTTTACTAATAACTTTATACCCACAAGTAGTTAGACCATCTTTATGATAACCGGTTCCTGATTTATAATAACTATCTAAATACTTAAGTTGGTTATTCCTACTAGACCAACTTACCCAGTACCCATCTTTATATCCATTTTCTGTATGAGGTAATACTTCAAATCTACCTTTTCTTCTGAAAGGTATTGGTCTTTTGACGTCTGGTGTTTTATGAATATCTACTTGTTCACAATTTACTACGGTTCCGTTAGCAGATTTTTTTAAATCTATAAGCTCCCCAGAATCTACAAATTTACAGTCGTAATATGATGATAAACTTAAGCCTGATTCTAAGCCAAATAAACTTCTATTGGTATTATTTCCTAACTGTAGGCATTCCCTTTCTGTTAAATCTGTATTATAAGTAGCAAAAGTATCTATATTTCCTTTAAACCAGTTTCTTTTTTCTTCCCTATTAGGATCTCCTACTCCTAAGTATATATATTTTGACTTCCTTAAATTTGATAGTTTATCAAATGCATTTTCTCCAACTAGTTCTCCATTAATGTACATCTTAACAGTAGGTGGCATAAAATCATCAGTATTTTCATTGAGAGTTTTACTTCTTACAGTAATTACAGCATTATATCTACCTGCTCTCAATCCTTTTGTAGGTAAAGATATAGACTCTAAATTCTTTTTCCAAAACTGAAATGTCAAGTCAAAAAAGGAATTAACAGTTAAAGTTGTATCAAACCCTGGTATGCTAAATATTGAGTTGTTATCTGAGATTTGATGCTGATTAGTATTTATTTCATCGTAACTAAAAGATACGAATATAGAAAAATTTCTTGAACTATTCAACTTGTTAGGTATTGCAACATAACTATCTTCACCATTAAATTCTAATGCTGTTGCTGCTCTTGCTTTTTGTACTGTTTCATTACCGTCTAATGCAATATGGTTTTCCAAACAACGGAGCAGTAGGTTATCATCTTCAAATCCCCATCCTTGGTATAAGTTGGTATACCCGTTTATTTGTTTAAATATACTTACAGGAAAAAGAGTCACACCACCAAAGTATTCATCAAAGAGTGTCCTAGATACTCCTTGAGGTAAATCCAAATCGGTAATTAAGTGAAGAGGTTTATCCGAGTAGCTATAGTCGACATCTATGGGCAACATGTCTATATCGTGAAATACTACATAATCACACCCTAGTTTCTCAGCTTCTTTGAATCCTATATTCAAAAGCCTTCCCCTATTAAATTCTTTCTTACCTTGTTGGTCGACTATAATTAATTCAAAGCTAATATCAGTAATATACTGATTAATACTTTCTCTAAACTTAGTTAATTGGTCTGGTCTATTTCTATAAGGTACAATTATACCTAATTTATGCATTCTTTTTAGACTTAGACGGTTTAGACTTAGTTGTTGAAGCTTCATCTATGTACTGCTCTTTCCAGAGACTAAGATACCATGCCATTCTATCTCCCCAGCCTTCTTTGTCTATTTCTTCAAACCACATAGTTAGGCTATCTAAAGATAAGGATATTTTTTCTAGGGCTCTAACTTTACGTTGTTCTAATACTATATCGTCTGCTTTTTTGTCTATTTTACTCATATTTTAACTATTTTATTTGTTAATGTACTCCATTTAGAGTAGGTAGAATAACCAATATACGAACTTTCAATTAAGTTCTCAACTAAATACTCCGATTTTTTTAAGTCGAATTTCATATCATTATCTGCTATTGCATCATACATATCTCTATACTCATACCAATGTTTGTAGTTATCTTGCATTTTAGAACACCATAGTAATCTTTCTAAAATAGTAGAATCCCACTTAAAATGATGAACCTGTGTAAAGCATTCTTCTACAGGCATTCTTTTAGGGTGAGTTATCCCCCAACTGTTACTACCGTTATTAAAATCAGCGTAATGTTGTCCATCCGTTACATCTTGATACCCTTTCATTAAAGTTACTTTATTAGGACAGGCTCCAGACATTGGATATCTAAAAAAACCGGCATTAGGAAATAACTTATGAATATCCGTATCTCTCGGTACTTTGGGGAAAGTACCATTAGTACCTATTCTATCTAAGAACCCTCCTGTGACAAAGTCATATCCTTTGTTATCACAGTGTTTCACTATACTTTCAACTGTGTCTGGGTATATTTGTAGTTCATCGTCATCAGCTACTATCCACCAGTCATTTGGACGGGATCTTTTTACTTCGTTATAAATCTTAGTTACTTGATACCAGTTAAATTTATCATCAACTACAACCTTATATGGTTTAATATTTAACTCTTCTAATTCATTCAGAACTCCAATATGCTGACGATCGGTGTAAACACAGAGATATATCTTATCAACCATATTCTCGTAATGCTTTAACATATGCGGTAATATGGGGGTATTGTACCCGACTACTGTAACTAGGTTAATCTTCATACCAATCTCCTCCTGCTGCGTCTAATGTTTCTCCCGGTACTTCATTCAATAAAAAATCACCGTAAGTGTTTTCATCCCAATCTCCATCAAAAAAATGTAGTATATACTGGTTAGGGCTATTCTTATGTATTGGGTTTCCTCCTCCTTTTTCATACCAATCAGCGTCAGTATCTACTTCGTAGAAGTAAACTGTAGGGGTCGTAAGTATATTAGAAGTTGCTGCATAATCATCTGCATCTAACATACCACTTATTTGTTTATTCATTTCTTGATATAGCTTTAATGAAAAAGTATGTACCCCAAAAGAATTTAATATGGTATTACCTTTTCTTTTAAATCCTAAGTCTAAAATCTCTAAAAATAACCTGTATTCTTTTTTGGCAAAAATTACTGCGTTATTTAATTTAGGTATAACTAAACCGTATTTGTTATAGTGGTACTCGTATACTGTCTTTTCTTGACCTACAATAATATCATAAGAATTCTGTATTTTAAGTTCTGGAGCTATATGCCAATCGGAGAAAGGGTAGTCATCTCTTACTATAGTAGTAAGGTTTAGAAATTCATCTAAATCTCTTTTTATAACTGTATCCATATCTAAATATAAACCCCCATAAACATAAAGTATCATTAATCTAGCGCAATCTACTTTTTTAATTACTCCTGTTATTGTCTTATATTCTTCTAATCTTTCAGGAAAATGTTCCTTTATCAAAGTAAGAACAGTAGTTTCGTTCCATAATGTATACCCCCAACCTTTTTTATCGCAGAAGTCTTTATGGCTATTAGAGAACTCTATATAATCTTTATTTCCTATGCATCCTATTCCGTAATTGCTATCTGGTTTCTGAAACCAAATTTGATGTATGTGTTTATTAAAGTTTTCAATTAACATTATAGAGTGGTTTTAAATTATCTAAATACTGAGGGAAGTTATCTTCTAACATTTTTTTATGTCTTTCTAAATAAAGTATTAAATTATTAGAACTATGTCTATTAAAGTTTACTGTTTCTTCTTTTAGTTGGTGTTTAAAAGACCAGGTATGATCAAACCCTATTGACTGTACTAATGGATTATCATCTATAACAGTCCATGAATCTCTAATTTCTTTTTCTAAAGGTAAAAATTTAAGGTTACTAAAGGTACCCCATTCTATATTTTCAGTTTTCATCATCATCATTAGTAGACGTTGATCAGCAAATAAATACTGTACCTGAGATAGATGAGGATCCTGTACATTATTTAATAGTTCAAACTGCATTGCTTTATCAGCATATTTCTTTTTAAA